TAAATGCCATTGTTGGTTGGCTACATACTAGATTTCCAAACTGCAACTTACCTGTCATTCCATTATTAACATTCATATTTTGATTGATAATACTAGAATTACCAATCGCATTTGGTTGTGCCTGTACGTTGGTATCGTTTTCGGCTCTTACCGAATTACTGACTAAACACAGACAAGCTAGTGATAACGCTTGTAGTTGAAATCGCATCTGTTTGTGTAATCTTTTCAGTCATTTGGCTAGCTGCTCTAGTAGTTAAAGACAATGACCAATCAGCAGTATCGGATTTAGGAGTAAAAATTGCATCTGCGTGAGCTATACCACCACTATTAGCACTTGTAACAGCAATATTAGATGCTTCCCAAGTATTTAGGGCAGACCCATATTTTTCTGTCACTATGCTGCGAGTTATAGTCTGAGTAGTATTTTCAGTTCTATTAGATGAGCCAGTAGTCCAAGTTGGAACTCCGTTTGCATAGCAAGGAGCAACTAAAAACAAACCTAATAGTAATAACTTTTTCATGGGTTTACTTTTTTGTATCCTTATTATTACCTATTGTAGGTGTTTTAGCATTACCATTACTGTTACCCTTCTTACCAATAGACAATCCCAGGGAAGCGGTACTTGCCGAAAAAATCGAAGCGATGAAAGTTGGATCAAAATCTACAATCTTTTTACCACTAGGCGGCTCCCAGTATGAGAGTGTTAATAAAGCTGCTGACCAAACTAAAATAGAAACTTTGACAATGGTTTCTACTTTGCTTGTTTCTTGCTCTTCCATAACTAAGATTTATTAGTCATACTATACATAATTAGCTATTTACGCAAATGACAGAAGTACAAGCGATGTTAATAGGAGCTACAGCAAGTGCTTTTGTTATGGTTTTATCTAACATGAGTAACCGTAGAGAGAAAACTATTATTGATATCTATACTAGATTAAACAAGTTGTCGCAAGCGGTTAGCAGAATAGAAGGCAAGATACAATAACGTGTGCTATGTTTGGAAAAACAAACAAACTATGTACAAAATACTAAAACCTATTTTGTTACGCTTCCTTTCTACGACAGGATGCAAGAGATTAATTGTGGATTTATTAAGGTCAATTTCAAAACAAACCTCAAATACATTAGATGATCGTGCTGTGGATATGTTGGAGCAACAACTTTTCCCAAAGTTAAATTAATATGAACCATAAAGAATTTTTTGATATTCTTATTGGTAATCCTCCTCCCGAAGTAGAGCTTGAAATAGAAATAAAATGCAGAGAGGTGAAAGACTTACCTGATTTTGTTATCAAAGACTATTGTTGTGATCTTGTAAAACAAGTAAGACTACAAGATATGTTACTTGTAGCTGCACTTATGCGTATCTCTGAAGTAGAAACTAAAATTTATAGGTACGAAAAGAAGTTACATCAATACAAAAGGGAAAGTAAATTAAGTCTTTTTATGAAAATGAGACAAAAAATGTTTGGCAAATCGTTTAAAAAATGATTATATTAATTTAAAACAAGACTAATCATGGATAAAAGTTTTAAAGTTTTAAATAATATGCACTATGAGTTAGCAAAATGTTTGTTAGATATGATAAAAAGTGGTGAAGCAAAGGCTAGTGATCTAAACGTAGCTAGACAATTTTTAAAAGATAATGGTGTCGAGTGTATTCCTGTAGAAAAAAATCCTATGGAAGACCTTATGAACAACTTACCAGACTTAGAAACTGTACCTTTAGCTGAATTATAATTGCATCCTTTACCAGAAAAATTACAAGACTTTAGATATTTCTTAATCGTTACCTGGAGACATCTAAACTTACCAGATCCTACTCCTGTTCAGTTAGATATCGCTGAGTATCTACAATATGGTCCTAGAAGAAAGATCATCCAAGGATTTAGAGGTGTAGGTAAGAGTTGGATTACTTCTACTTACGTTGTTTGGAAACTTCGTATGAACCCACAACTAAAGTTCTTAGTTGTATCTGCCAGTAAAGATAGAGCTGATAACTTTACCACATTTACTATGCGTCTTATCAATGAGATGCCAATACTTGCTGGATTGATACCTAGAGATGACCAGAGAAACAGTAAGGTTAGCTTTGATGTAAAACCAGCACAAGCTGATCATGCCCCTTCTTGCTCTTCTAGGGGTGTCTTAGGACAGATGAGTGGAGCTAGGGCAGACGAAGTAATCGCTGATGACGTAGAAGTTCCTAATAATTCCTATACCCAACCGATGAGAGACAAACTTAGTGAAGCGGTAAAAGAATTTGAAGCGATATTAAAACCTAATGGACGTATTACTTTTCTAGGTACTCCACAGGTAGAAAACTCTGTGTACCTAACACTAGAAGAAAGAGGATATAACACTAGAATCTGGACTGCTCGTTATCCAGAACTAAAAAATAACTACGGAGATAGACTTGCTCCTAAAATCCTCAAAGAATTAACTGAAGGTAATGCCCAACCAAAAGACCCTGTAGACCCTATTAGGTTCTCTGCAATAGATCTTATGGAAAGAGAAGCTTCCTATGGTCGTAGCGGATTTAACCTCCAGTTCCAGTTAGATACAACCCTCTCAGATCAAGATAGATACCCTTTAAAAATTAACGACCTAATAATTAGTTCCGTTAATAAAGAATTTGCTCCAGAAAAAATTATTTGGTCCAATAATCCCGAATATGTAATCACTGATCTGCAATGTGTAGGCTTTAACGGTGACAGATTTTACCGACCTGCTCAAGAATTTGGTGAATTTATAGAATATACAGGGTCAGTTATGTTCGTTGACCCCTCTGGTAAGGGTAAAGATCAGACCGCTATAAGCTGCGTTAAGATGCTTAATGGTAATTTATACGTCACTGAGTGTTTAGGCTTGTCTGGGGGCTACTCAGATAGCGTTCTGGAGAAAATTAGTAAGATTGCTAGGGAAAATAAAATTAATACCATCCTCGTAGAACAAAACTTCGGTGGTGGTATGTTTTCTGAACTACTAAAACCTTTCCTTATGAGATTTCACCCCTGCCAGGTTGAAGACGTTAGAAATAATAAAACCAAAGAACTACGAATAATAGATACTCTAGAACCTGTAATGAACTCTCACCGTTTAATAATTGATCAAAAAGTAATTGAAAAAGATTTTCGTTCTAATCCTCAAGAAACTCCAGAAAGAAGATTAAAGCTACAACTCGTCTACCAACTATCTCGTATATCCAGACATAAAGGTTCCCTAGTACACGATGACCTCGTTGATTCACTAGCTGGTGCTGTTGCTTACTGGACTGATTACATGGCTCAAACTGAAGACCTTAATATCTCTAAAAGAAAAGATGAATTACTCGCTCTTCACCTCGATAACTGGGGGTCCCTCATGAACAACACTATCTCTCAAGCTGCTATGGGAATGACTCCTCAACAGATAAGAAATTCTAATGTATCTAACGATGGTTTCATTAAAAAAACTTATTAGGGACCTCTATAGAGAAGGGGACTACTTACCTACACTTAGTGTTACTTAGTGTTCACTAAAGATTCTTTCTACCTGCTTGCTTTCCTACGAAAAAATATTTTAACGGAAAAATTTGAAGGGGTAATACATATACATACAACTGGTTTACCCCTTAGACTTCATTAAAAATCAAGAAAAAAGATTAATATTCAATAAAAATAAAAGCTATAACTAGGTTTCTATAATATATATTATATTATTAAGGGGTATTTCCTTATATTTGGTCTTTGTTGTTGTTGTTTCTTTCTTTGAATTATCGGTAGGGGGGTATATATTACAGAATGTAAAGATAGATATACTAAGTGATACTAAGGGTAGTCAATGGAAGCTGATAAGGATAGTTGCAAAGTCAATGGATATATGTAACCATTGAGTATATCGGATTCAAACCGATTAAATCAAACTAAGAACCACTATTATGAACTCATTAATTAAAGTTAAGACCAGGGAAGCTTATGGTAATACTCTTATAGATATTGTTGATCCAATTCAAAGAGATGCTTTACAAAGCTTGACAGGTAACAAAACTCTTACTAAATGGAATGTACAAGACTTAAAAACTTTAGGCTTTACATTTGAGTTAGTCCAGAAAGATTACGAATTTATAGAAAGTGCAATCTTTCCAAATGCTCTAGACCTTGCTTAAAGATTCCTTAAAGCCTTTAGTTAGGCTTTAAAGAGTCCTTAGACTCTACAAAACCGAACCAAATTAAGAACCATGACTTCAGCAATCACACTTGAAAAAGGACATTACGAAATTCCTTGTGAAAATAGAGGATTGATTATTAAAACTAAATATTTAGGGGCAACTAATTACAAAGGATCAAGAATAAAAGCTATCCATAAAAGAGATAGTGAAAGAACATTCTCAAAAACTATTGCTTGGGATTATGCTCTTGAGTCTCCTGACAATCATTATGAAGCCGCAAAAGCTCTTATGGATAACTGGGAATATAAAGAGTATTACCCAAACATGAAAATAGTTTCAATGGGTTGGGATCACGATCACTACTATTTCGTAGTAGTTTAAAAGATTCTCTCTTATAGGCTCGTAAGAGCCTGTAAAAGGGATTCAAAAAAGAATCTCTTGTAAACCCTAACTTAGAACCACATTATGCTTACTAAACTTGAAAAGAAAGAGTACAGAAAATTAGGAAAATTAATTCTTAACTTGCCTACTGACTCAAAACAATTTCATGA